GCAGCCGTGCATCCGGGTAGTGGCTGCGCAGTTGCTCCGCCACCGCCGCCAGGTTATTGGCGCTGAGTGCCACGCACACCGCCTCACCGGTCAGGCGGTGCACGGTGAGGCCGGTGGCGTAGCCTTCGGTGAGCCAGATAACCGCGCTGTCCGGGCCGCTCAGGGTGTGGCAAGCGGCTTTCACCTGCCCGCCTGCCAACATACGCTTGTCCCCGCTGGCGTTAATCAACTGCACGTTGACCACCTCGCCTCCGGCGTTATGCAGTGGCAGCAAGAGGTCGCCGGGCTGGAAGGTGATACCGCCGACGCGCAGCGGCTGGCCCTGCAAGGTCAGAGTGTCCACCTCCGGCCAGCCCTTGGCGCTCAGGTAGGCATTGCCGGTCTGAGGTTGCGCGGCAGCCACCAGAGCCTGTGCCTGCCTGGCGGCTTTGCGCTGGGCCTCGGCCTTGTCTTGCCCGCCGGTCTTCTGTGATGCATGGCCGGTCTCAGCGGCCGGTGGCAAGGCGTTGGCGTTCTCTCCCATCACGGCGGCCACCTGTTCAGCGGCGGCTCTGGCAGACAGCGACAGGGCTTTTTCCACCAGATTGAGGCCGTCACCGGCCCCGCACTGATTGCAGAACCAGGTGCCGCGTCCGTCCTGGTTGTCGAAACGGAAGCGGTCTTTACCGCCACAGGTTGGGCACGGCTGCGGCTTGCCGTTCGGCTGCAAGGCAATACCGAGGGCCGGGAGTATCACCGGCCAGTGGCCGGTGGCGGTGCGTACGGTCTGGGAAACGAACTGGGCGCTCATCCTTTCTCTCCTCAGTGTACGGTGGCGTTCTGCGATGCCGACAGGCGCTCACAGCACAGCTCGTCCATCATCTTTTGCCCCAGCGCGGTCAGGCGCGGCGCGGCCACCAGTACGTCCGGCTGCACCATGTCACTCAACATCGTGCACGCCATGTCCATGCCATCCTCCGCACCGTACTGACGCACAAAATGCCCCTCCAGGCGCAGGGCAATCGTCATCTGCAGCTCGTCCAGCGTGTACCCCAGGCTCACCCGGTAAAAGGCGCAGGTATCCAGATAGGCCTGCGCCACGGCGCGGCGGAAAACGGCGGTGCGGACTTCAATCGGTAAACAGGATGCAGTGTTCATGCGGCGGTGGCCTCCATGCGGGCAAGGATTTGGGATTCACAGGTGTTGACGACGTGGCCAAGCTGGTCGGTCAGCAAGGCAATGACCGAGGCAAACGATGCCTGTTGCGTGGCATCGGGGCGCTGCCCGCCGAGGTCAAGCGTATCCAGCAGGTCGAGGAACAGCACGCCGGTGGCGTGCGCATGCTGGAGACGCAGAAAATCGGCGTGCGGGATAGGGTAATGGGTGTCGCGGTAATAGCGGTCGGCCAGGGTGTTCATGCCGCCGCCTTAACCGGCAGACGACCGGCAAAGGACAACACGTAATCACGGGCCAGCACGCGGCGGGCGTTGTGCTCAGAATCCGCCACGGTGCGCACCATACGTGGTGAAGCCGTCAGCGCAGACCGGCGTACGGCCGCAAACAGGAAACAGAATGTCGGGTGAGTTGGGGTGAGGGTCGTAGCCATAACGGCAGCCTCCATAGTTAGCTGATAACAGCTACCACCGAAGTTCTCACGCAAGGGTGGTAGCCCAGACGGGGGTGAGAAACCGGTAACTATGTAAACCGGCCAGCCCGAAGGCTGCCCCGCCTGAGCCACCATTGATTGACTGCTGCGGTAGCATAACATCCACCGCACAAAAAATGAGCGCGCAAAGGCCGCGACGAAAAAAAACACGCGTGGCGCGTGTTGTGTCGCCATAGTTAAACACGGGTTCTCACGCCCGGCTGCCGATTTTGCGGCAGCCGGAGGACTATAGCGCAAGGCCGGACAGGCAGGCAAGCCGTAAGACGCCCCCGGACGTTCAATCGATCGCATAGTGATCAACAGTCGGTCAATTGGTCGTTGCGGGTATCGGCAGCCGCGCAGGTCAGCGGCACCGGCCCGGCACGGAACAGACGCGGTTCAGCCTGGCGACTCGCCAGACGAATAACGCCGTGTTTTTCACTGCGGTGCTCCGGCAAGACGACGCCAGGCTCTTTACGCTGCAACAGAATAGCTTCCGCCACAAACAGCGCGTCGCGCTCATCAAGGGTGAAATGCTGGCGACCCAAGGTTAGCTGCATCATGCGGCGGCTCCCTGGTGACGGTTAGCGATACGTTCGTCCATCCACTGCTCGACCTCGGAGGCCAGCCAGGCGACGTTTTTACCGCCGAGGGAGACCTGGGCCGGGAACTGCTTACGGCTCATCATCTCGTACACGGTGGAGCGGGACAGGCCGGTGGTGTAGAGCACTTCCGGTAGACGGATAAAGCGCTCGCGCGGGGTGTAACCTCCAGGAAACACCGGCGACGGGGTGGATGGGGTGGGGGTGGAAACGGTCAACATAAAAACGCTACCTCTTGGTGTCCGGCCAACGCTGGCCGGGACTGTGTGAACTTCGGTAGCGCCCTATTATGTGAATATTTACCGGGGGGGCAACAAGACGTTGTTGTGTGGCTCATTAAGAAATGGTCATAAAAACAACAAATTATAATAGCTCAGCAATCCTCACCACTCCTCACCCTTCCTCAACATTACCCCATAGTTTTCAACAATGAATTCATTGATAATAAATAGGTATAAACAGACTAACCACCGCTAGCCAGGGAAAAGGGCGTTTTGGGCCGGGTGAACAGTGGTGAACACCGGGTGAAGAGTTTATAGAAAACTGTTCACCCTCTTATTTACTGATTTATCTATATTTTTTATTTAGGTGAACAGTAGTGAATAGTTTTAGGTAAAACTAAAAATGGCTTGATGGTTTTATCATCAGCACTCAGGGCTGTTGTCCTGGGGACAGTCCAACCGGGATGAATGGCGATGTTGTACGGCGGTCAGCAGAATAGCCTCACATTGACTGACACCGGAGACATGACCATGAGCACCACCGCCTTACCGAAATACATCACCGATAAACTGCAAGCCCTGCGTGACGCTCGTGCCGCCCACGACAAAAACTATCAGGCGTTGACCGACGTCGTAACCGGCATTGCCCGCTGCCACCAACAGAAGAAAGACACCGAAGTGCAGAGCCAGGAGGCAGAAAGCCAGTGGCGCACCCTGTTTCGTAAACTGCGCGGAGAAATGACGCCGGAACTGCAAGCGCAACACCACAGCCGGATTTCCAAGCGGGAGCTGGCGAAAGAGTTCGACGGACTGATTGAGGAGATGGAGCTGGACAAAATGCAGCTTCACCTCAACTGCGGCGGCACAGCCCCGAAGGTGGTGAGCGCGCACAAAGACGCCCTCACGACCTTTGCAGCTCACGCGATGCATCAGGCCGTGGATGCGCTGAGCAAGGCGCTAATCAGCCCTGACGTTATCAAGGCGTGTGCACTGGCTTCACGGGCTTACGGCGTCTATGCGGACAATCCGATGAAAATGATTGAGCTACAGGTACTGGGCACGCTACAAGGCCGCATTCGCGCTACCATGGCTACGCAAAATATCGACCACCCGGTGCTGAATGAGATTGGCCTGACGATACCGCAAGAAACCGGCGTATTGCCGGAACTGCAAAGCAGCCCAATTCGCCGGACGCAAGTGGCAAGAGAACTGGTGGAAAAACGCCGTCTGCTGCAAGAGAAAGGGGCCCAATCATGATGCGCTGCCCGCTGTGCACCCATGCGTCCTATACTCGCACCAGTCGCTATATCACGGAGAGGACAAAAGAGGCGTATTACCAATGTCAGAGCCTGACCTGTTCTTGCACATTCAAGACGGTGGAAAGCGTCGATAAAATCCTGTGTCAGCCGATACAGGCGCAACCGGCCGACGAGAACGCCCCGCCGCCGCCAAAGGAACGGACATTGAACCGCTATCGCCGCTACAACAGCAATCCAACCCTGCACTAAGCGCCCTCCTCAGCCCCGCCGCTCTCGACAGCATCGCGGGGCATTCCCCTTCCGCCTCGCCCAAAACAGTCTTTTTCCTGGCTAGCCAGCCTCAAATTGCGCGTGCATGCATAGGGTGCATGATTTTGCATGCAAGAAAATGTACTTTTCATCCCCTGCCGCACCAGTACTGGCGCGGCCTGCGGCCGTTCATGCAACTGCATGAAAAGCGACACATGAAGTGCGCAGGCGAGGCGGGGGAAGTATTGCGCGCTAGATAAAAACCATTCTTCAATTGTTGCACTTGCCGCCTTTGTGCATTGCGATGTGATATGGATAGTGAGTGTGGTTATTAACACCTTTTGTGTAACGCCGTTTTCAAACGCCAGCAGAGTAATTCATAGATGGGGAAAGAAAATACAGAACTCAGTTGTTTGTTATTAATGTATCTTAATTTTTTTAGGAGGGGATGCCCCTCCCTTAAAAATATATTCTTTAACTTAGTATGTTATTGATATCTTTGAAAAGAGTTTCAAATTTATCCAATGTTTTCTCATCAATATTTTTTGGTGGTGTAGTACCAAATGTTGATGCGACGAGATAATGATTAAACCCACCGGAAGGTCTCAGTGATATGCTTTTTTCTTTAAGATATCTATTAATCCGGTCTACAATTCTAGAACCTGAAGGTAAATCTGTTAGTTTTATTTTTTCTTGAATTTGACTGCCAAATGTTTTGTTGAAAAAATCAAGGTAGATTTTGTTTGATAATAGATCCTCTATATCACTAGGTTTGTCTTTGCTTTCGGTATACATAGAGGTGTTTTTAATCATTTTTGGATGTATGATTTTATTTTTTATCATATCATCTAGCTTCTGGTTGCTTTTTCCATCATAATCATGAAGCACTGCTATATTAAGATTGTTTGCACCAAGCAAAGCAATGAATGTTATTATCTTATCTAACCCGCCAGTCGGCACAATGGTTATGTTTTCATTCAAGCCAGTTCTGCCATTTGCTTCGAGATAAGCTGATAGGTGTTTAAGGTAAATAAGTTCTGATGGACCTTCAACCAATAGGTTTCTCTTTGATATAAATAGGTTTTGTGCAATATCCCAGCCTAGTGCGGCCTGAAGAGGGAATATTGTTCTTGGATCGGTGCCTGAAAGATTTTCTGTTATTATCGTTCCTACCTTATCTTTATCTTCGACCATGCGAACTTGATTTAATCTATCAGAGTGAACCATGAATGGAGAATGAGTTGTATAAATAACCTGATGGTTTTTTGATAGATGGTCTATGTAGTTAAGGAAGTCAGATTGTGCTAGAGCATGTAATGCTAATGCTGGTTCATCAAGCAATAATATAAGTTTTCTATCTTCATCTTCTGCATTGAACTGATACTGTACGCTATCAAACCACACTAAAAAGCTAAAGAACCAAATAAAACCACGGCTTCTCTTATCAAAAGGCGTGGTCACTCTATGCCTGCTGTTTTTTATGCGAAGGTATATGTTGGCTCCATCATTAAATGGCGCTTCATCTTTAGAGTCACTCTGAATATCTACAACAACTTCTATATTTTCATTCTGTTTCCAAAACTGCATTATTTGATCAGTTAAGCTGTTGGATACGCCTTCTATTTTGGCTTTAAGGGACTCGTAACCATCTGTATCAGAAAGTTCATCAATGCTGACATCTGCCATCCTCAGTAGTGCTAAAATCGATTTATGTTTGGCTGTTAGTTGAGCTGGATCACTTTCAGATTGTTTATATCTACGCGCCAAATCTTTAATGTTTAGTTTTCCAGGTAGAATATCATAATCACTGAAATATAAAGTTTTTGGGAGTGATGAGTCTAAGTGTTTAAAAATTTCCTGACTGGTTATATTATCCCAGTGACATGCTTTTACTCTTGCTGATAATTTTTGATGGGATTTTTGTTCGCTTTCGTTTAAGTCTAAGCCATCCAAAATTTCAACGAGCTCTCTAATGGTTTTTGAATCTCTCAAATGCACTATGGTGTCAGATGAAAATTCTCCCGAGCTTAGGATTTTACCAATTATTGGTTTTTCATCGATTGATATGTTTATGCTTCTAACATTATTGTAATTCGTTGAAATAGAATAAACAAACCCTGGTTTGAGGTCGGTGCTGTATAATCTATTTACTCGATCAAGCTCCTCTTTTTCAGGCATAAATGTGAGCTTGATGGCAACTTCTGGTTTATCTTGGTGTGTTTTATTATAACGAGTGAGATCTTTTCTAGGATAATCTTCTATTACCTCAAAACGCTCTGAACCTAAAGCATCACTTGCTTTGTGTATTCCCTGAAGAAAAACTGTTTTTCCAGCTTCGTTCATCCCGACTAGAACAGTTATTTTAGGGTCAATAGTACAGTTTTGGGCAGTGTTAATCGAACGGAAAGGGCCAAGTTCAACGTTAGTTAAAATCATAATTTTTTCCTTAGGTTGATAAATAACGTGTCTAAGTATCTAATGTTTGTCATCTGGTTTTTTTACAAATGCCCCCCACCAATTCATAAGACTCTTTCTTTTTTCAATGTATGTACTACGGTTATAAGCTCGTCTCACCTCATTTTTATCAGAATGAGCAAGAGCTGCTTCGATCACATCAGCATTGAATCCTTTTTCGTTCATTGCAGTACTAGCTATTGACCTTAAACCATGAGCCACCAATTTACCACCATATCCGATGCGTTTTAAAGCTGCATTAGCGGTCTGACTATTCATTGATTGTCTTGGATCATTCCTGCTTGGAAAAAGATGTTCGCGATGAGCACTGATAGGCTTCATTACCTCTAAAATATCCAACGCTTGAGGTGATAAAGGAACAATGTGTTCTCGCTTTGCCTTCATCCGTTCGGCTGGAATCGTCCAGAGTTTTGAGTTGAGATCGATCTCTGCCCATCGAGCACTTGAAGCCTCAGAAGGGCGTACAAGGGTTAGGAGCTGCCATTCAATAAGGCAACGGGTCGAAACGGACAGATTTGACATTACCAGTGAACGCATCAGTTTTGGTAACTCTTCCGGTCGTAGAGTCGGCATATTTTGTTTTTTAGGCCTCTCAAAGGCCATGCCGATTCCCGAGGCTGGATTTGCATCAATCAGACCGGTATTAACCGCAAATATCATAATTTCGTTGATACGTTGTATCAAACGGCGAACGGTCTCCAACGCACCACGCGCTTTAATTGGCTCCAATGCTTCAATCAGCGTTCGAGCCTTAATATCCTGAACCGGAATGCCTCCGATACTTGGAAAAATATCTTTATCCAAAGAACGCCAGATATCTTTCGCATAATCCTCGGTTACGCTTGTTCGCTTAAGGGCAAACCAATTCGCTGCGACGGTTGAGAAAATGCTGTCTAAAGCGATTTGCTGCTGTTCCGCCGCTTGCTCGGCTCTGGTTTGCGGATCAACGCCCTTAGCCAGCATAGAAAGATAATCTGTACGAATTGCTCGAGCGTCTGCAAGTGAAAGGGCTGGGTAGGGACCTAGTCCCATCATGGTACGCTGTTTCGTTGCTGGTCGCTGATAACGGAAGCGCCATTGCTTTTTGCCATTAGCTTTTACTAGAAGAAAGAGCCCGTCTCCGTCATGCAGGGTGAGGTCTTTCTCGAGTGCTCTGGTTTTTTGTACTTCAGTGTTAGTGAGGGGGCGTGTAGTCCGCGCCATGTAAGGGATCTTCCGTTTATTGGTATACGTAATTGGCATACATTTTAGCGTATACCTAACCGTATACCAATAATCACCGGATTTAGTCGGATGTACTCGGATGATTACGGATACAAAAAAGCCCGCAAACCTAGGTGGGATGCGGGCTTTCCGTACTTCCCCGGACGTATCCGGAACATAATGTGGTGGAGCTGGCGGGAGTTGAACCCGCGTCCGAAATTACTACACCGTCGGCACTACATGCTTAGTCCAATCTTTACATTCGCCGGCCAGCTGCGGATGGACACGCTACTGACAGACTAGCCTGATTGAGTTTAACGCTTCAGCCCCAGGCAGG